ATTACGGAAAGCAATGATTGTAGGTGGGGGTGTATTGATATTGACGAATATAACTTTAATCATACTAGCCTCATTAAAAGTATTAGGTCTAAGAAACTTCCTCTTATAGTCTGCCGTAGTAAATCTGGCGGCGCACACGTATTTTTATTTACCAAAGAAAATATATCTGCATCTTTGATGCAATCTAAATTAAAATCTATGGCCATCGTTTTAGGTTACGAAGGCTCAGAAATATTTCCAAAACAGACAGAGATACTTGTGGAACGTGGGGACACAGGTAACTTTTTAAATTTACCCTACTACAATGGAATGAAAGGACTACGTTATGCTATCAACGATAATGGCACCGGTTGTTCACTTGAAGAATTTTTTGAGCTCCATACTCTTTATGCGTGCACAAAAGAACAAGTCGAAGCGATTAAAACAGAAGAGAAAAAAATAGAAGAAGCATTTCCTGGAGGACCACCTTGTTTAAATAAATTAGCATCAATAGGATTTGGACAAGGCTCTAGGAATAATGCATTATTTAATATTGCAGTATACTATAAACAATCAAGCCCTGATACATGGGAGGATAAGATTGTAGAGGCAAATTTAAAATATATGGAACCTGCACTTAGCAATAGTGAGGTTCAACAATTAATTAAATCAGTAAATAGAAAAGGTTACGATAAATATCGCTGTAAAGATTCTCCTATAAATGCAGTATGTCAATCAGGTTTGTGTCGAACAAAAAGATTTGGTGTAGGATTTGGTGAGGAGGAGATGCCTATGTTAGGTAGTCTTACAAAGTATGCATCTAAACCACCGGAGTGGTTTTTAGATGTAGATAAAAAAAGAATACAATTAAAATCAGAGCAACTATATAGTCCACAACTATTTGCGTTAGCGTGTCTTGATCAAGCTAACTTAGTTGTGCCTGTACCAAAACCAAAAGATTGGAAACAACATTTTTTAAAACCAATGATGACAGGTTTACAAGAAGTAGAGCCGTTGGAATCTTTAGATCCTGTAAATGAACTTACAAATTTATTACAAGACTGGACAACCAATAGACAATCGGCAAGAACTTTAGATGATATATTAAACAAACTACCATACACAGATGACAAAAGAGAATTTACATATTTTAGAATGGAAGATTTTTTTAACTTTTGTAAACGAAACCATTGGGAAAAAGATAAGAATCAAACAGGTAATCTTATAAAACAACTTGATGTATTTGTAGGGGAAGAAAGAGTTAGAATTAAAAAACAACAACCAAGGTTAATTAAAATACAAACTATGAAACAAACAGAGGCCTCTGTATCTAAAATACCATATCAAGAGGAGAATTTTTAATGCGGGATGATTTGATGGTACAGCAACAAGTCAAAAGCGTATGGCAGCACATGGTAGGTGTCATCTGTTTGAACAAGACAAGACGTGAAAAAGTCAAGAAGATGTTGCCAGCATTCTTCGATGAGTTTCCAACAGCGATACATTTATTACAATCGGACAGAGACAAGATAGCAGAGATGCTGAAAGACTTAGGCATGAAACACGTCAGAGCCAACAGGCTGTGGAGGATGTCACAAGACTATCTAGGTTGGGACGGAGAAGATGCAACAGAATTATTTGGTATTGGTAAGTATGGTAGTGACAGCTACAGGATATTTTACAAGGACGAGATACCGGATAATATACAGGATAGCGAACTAAAAAGATATGTGAAGGAGGAGATGTGAAAACAATAATACTTGGTCCACCTGGCACAGGTAAAACTACCACTTTATTAAATCTAGTAGATCAATTTATACAAGACGGTATTAGACCAAAACAAATTGGGTACTTTTCGTTTACTAAAAAAGCCGCAACTGAGGCGGCAACGAGGGCCGCGGACAAGTTTGGCCTGGATATAGAGAATGACTTGGCATTTTTTAGGACTCTCCACTCCTATGCATTTAACCAACTTGGAATGACAAAAGAAAAAATGTTAGGACCAGAAGATTACAAAGAGTTTGGTGAAAAGTGTGGCATACCAATCAAGACAGCAAAGTTTTCTGATAGTGATGGTACGTTTAATTCTGACAACGAGTATCTTACAATAATAAATACAGCAGCTGTAAAAAGAATGGATCTGTTAGAATACTATGACTCTAGACAAAACATATTAGACATAGAAAGAAATACATTATTTTTGTTATCCGAAGAATTAAAAAGATTTAAAAAAGAAAAAGGACTCAAAGATTTTAATGATCTGTTAGAAGATTTTATTGCAAAAGAAACTGTAAATAAATTTGCAGTTTTATTTATTGATGAAGCGCAGGATTTATCTTTGTTGCAATGGGAGATGGTGCGTAGAATGTGGAGTCGCGCAGATAAAACTTATATCGCAGGTGATGATGATCAAGCTATATTTAAATGGGCTGGTGCAGAGGTAGATCATTTTATTGCATTAAAAGAAGAAGTAGATGACATCAGGACTCTTGACCAGTCTTATCGTATACCTGGTGGACCCATACATGAATTATCACAAAAGATAATAGGGCAAGTACAAAATAGATTTAACAAAGAATATAAACCAAGAAAAGAAGAAGGAATTTTACGTAGATATTCTGACATTACACAGGTAGATATGTCAGAGGGTAATTGGTTAGTTCTATCTTCTGCTAATCATTTTTTAGATTCAGTAAAAGAAGTATGTGAACTACGTGGTTGGTATTATTCTTACAAAGGACGTAATTCAATCTCACTTAAATTATTACTAGCCTTAAATAACTGGGAGGCATGGCGTAAAGGTGGATTATTAAATCACCTGGAAATAAAAAATATTTATGAATACCTTGGATCTAATGTATTAGAAGGGTTTAGAAAAGGTAAAACATTACATTCTGAAGATAAATATAACATCAAAGAATGTATGAAAGATCATGGGTTAATTACAGATACAGTTTGGTATGAAGCATTTGAAGGATTAGATCCTATTACAGAGAATTACATTCGTAATATGAGGGCGAATGGTGAGACGTTAAACAAAAATCCTCGTATATCAATGTCAACAATACACGGAGCGAAAGGAGGAGAAGCTGACAAAGTCTTACTAATGCAAGATATAACTAACGCAGCTCTTGAAACATTTAGTCATGATCCAGATGAATTACACAGATTATTTTATACTGGAGCTACAAGAGCGAAGCGTGAATTGCATGTCTTAGATCCAAAAGATTTTGATAAAGCTTATTTGATATGAGTAGTTATGATAAACAAATTGGCGGAAAACATTATCAAAAATATGTGATACAGCCAAGTAAATTTGTAATTGAAAACAAGTTGTTATATCCAGAAGGTTGTGCTATTAAATACATAATCAGACATCAAGATAAAAATGGCAAAGAAGATTTATTAAAAGCCATTCATTTTATCGAAATGATAATTGAAAGGGATTATAAGTGAGAAGTATGCAAACACCTCTGTTCACACCAGAGACGGAATGGGTTATGCCGGAAGAATTAAAAGACCTCACCGGCGCAAAACAAATAGCAATAGATTTAGAGACAAACGATCCAGGACTAAAAGAGCTAGGCTCTGGTAATGTCACCGGAAAAGGCCACATTGCTGGCGTTGCGGTGGCCGTAGAGGGGTGGTCAGGCTATTTTCCTATAGGACACGAGTCAAATGGCAATATGGATAAAAAACTGGTGTTTTCATGGTTACAGGACATGTTTAATCAACCTGATACAACGTTTATATTTCATAACGCTATGTATGACATCTGTTGGTTAAGAACAGAAGGGCTGACAGTTTATGGTAAGATAGTTGACACTATGATTGCAGCGTCTTTGATTAATGAGAATAGATTATCTTATCAATTAAATACGTTATCTAAACATTACATTGGTATTGGTAAAGATGAGAGTGTTTTAAATGCGGCAGCAAAAGAATATGGTGTTGATCCTAAAAAAGATTTGTGGAGATTACCTGCAATGTTTGTTGGTCAATATGCAGAACGAGATGCAGAGTCTACATTAAAACTTTGGCAAAAATTAGAAA